ACGTGAGTGTCAAACACCTGAATCAGCGCCAACTGGCTGAGCGCTGGAATGTCGCGGAGGCCACGCTCGAGCGCTGGCGATCCGCCGGTATCGGGCCTGTGTACCTGAAATTGCAGGGCCGCGTCCTCTACCGCGTCGAGGACATCGAAGAGTACGAGGCGAGGAGTCTGCACAGCAGCACGTCGTCGCGCGTGATGGCCGGAGGTGTTGCATGAGCCAACGCCATCTACCCCCTCCACACGAGGATTTGCTGTCCATCCCGGCGACCGAATTGGCCGCATTCGATGCCCGCAGCCTTTTCCAGCTGAAGACGCTGGCCGCCGACCGTCTGGCCACTGCCAAGGCTGAAGTCGATCACATCGAACACGCCCTGAACTTGAAGTATGCCGAGCGCGCCAAGCACCTGCGCCAGGTCGCCGGCAAAGACAGCGGTGTCGTCCATTTCGATGACGGCGAGGTGCGCATCACGGCCGACCTGCCCAAGAAAGTCGAATGGGATCAGGCGCTGCTGGCCAACCTGGATGCGCGCATTGCCGCCAACGGCGACAACCCCCGCGAATTTATCGACGTCAGTTATCGCGTCTCAGAGACCAAGTTCTCCGCCTGGGCCAGTGCCCTGCGCGAGCAATTCATCCCCGCGCGAACCGTGAAGGTGGGCAAGCCCAGCTTCCGTCTCGCCCTGCTTTCGGAGTAATCACCATGTTCAAAAACCTCATCGAATCCCTGCGCAAAAAAACCTTGTCCCTGTCGGACCTGCCGGAAACCATCCGCGTCCCGGGTCACGCCGGGCAGACCGACATTGACCGCCTTCCCCTCGATCAGGCATCCGTCGATGACCTGGCCTTCGCTATCCAGGGCCTGGAAGCCCGCTCGTCTGAGATCTCCTGCCAGTTGCATTCCTTGCGCCGCCTGCACGATCTGGCCCGCGCCCGGGGCGCGCTAGGCACGGATAAGGTCACAGAGATCTTTGGTGGGGAGGTCTGATATGAGCTTTCCCTTCATCACCGCCGAGCAGCGCCTCGCAGAAAAGCGCGGCTCCAAGGGCGTCATTCTTGGGCCATCAGGTGTGGGCAAAACCACGCTGCTCAAAACCGCCGATGCGACCCGCACCCTGTTCATTGACCTGGAGGCTGGCGATCTGGCCGTGCTGGATTGGCCTGGCGACAGCGTGCGGCCACGCACCTGGCAGGAATGCCGCGATCTGGCCTGCTACATCGGTGGCCCAAACCCCGCGCTGCGTGACGACCAGTCCTACAGCCAGGCGCATTACGACCAAGTGTGTGCCTTGTATGGCGATCCCGCCATGCTGGCCAAGTACTCGCTGATCTTTGTGGACTCGATCACGGTTGCGGGGCGCCTGTGTCTGCAGTGGGCCAAGGGGCAGCCGCAGGCCTTCTCCGAAAAAACCGGCAAGCCCGACACGCGTGGTGCTTATGGCCTGCATGCCAGCGAACTGGTCGGGTGGCTCACCCAGTTGCAGCATGTCCGTGACAAGGACATCTGGCTGGTCGGGATCCTCGACGAAAAGCTCGATGACTTCAACCGCAAGGTGTTCAGCCCTCAGATCGAAGGCTCCAAAGCCGCGCTGGAACTGCCCGGCATTGTCGATCAGGCCATCTCGATGGTGGTGCTCAAGTCGGATGACGGTACCCCTTATCGCGCCTTCGTCTGCCAGCACATCAACCCCTGGGGCTACCCCGCCAAAGACCGTTCCGGACGACTGGAAGTCGTCGAGGAGCCGCATCTGGGCCGCCTCATTTCCAAGATCACTGCGCCGCGCGCGCAATAAGCAGGAGAGTATTCATGAACAGCTACAGCAACAACGCCGCCTGGAATGACTTCAACGATGCCGAAGACCAGCGCGAGTACGCCCTGATCCCACCCAAAACCCTGGCCAAGGTCATCATGGCCATTCGCCCGGGTGGGTATGACGATCCAAGCCAAGGCTGGACTGGCGGTTACGCGACCCGTTCCGACAAGACCGGTGCGATCTATCTCAACGCCAAGTTCACCATTCTGGAGGGACCGTTTGCCAAACGCGTGGTGTTCGGACTGATTGGCCTGTCTAGTCCGAAGGGCCCGGAGTGGACCCATATCGGACGCAGCTTCCTGCGTGCCATTCTGAACTCGGCACGAGGCATACATCCGGCAGACAACTCGCCACAGGCGCAGAGTGCGCGCCGCATCAAGGGCTTTGCCGATCTGGATGGTGTGGAGTTTGTCGCCCGCATTGATGTCGAGAAGGATCAGAACGGCGACGACAAGAACGTGATCAAGGCCGCCACTCAGCCGGATCACAAAGAGTATGCCGTTCTGATGGGGCAGCCGATGCGCACCCCAAGCCAAGCGCCTTCGGCTCCCGCCGGTACGCCCCCTATGACATCGGCGCCAGCCGTTCCCACTCGTCCTGCCTGGGCGCAATAAGGAGGACTACCCATGATGCTGCGTCCTCGGCAGCGGGAATTCGTCACCCGCTGCGTCACGGCCCTGAAAGCCCATGGCAACACCCTCGGTGTGGCGCCGACCGGTGCAGGCAAGACGATCTGCCTGTCCGGCACCGCCGGGGAGTTTCTTCAACATCCGGACGCCAAGGCCTGCATCTTGGCGCACCGCGACGAATTGACCGCGCAAAACCTGGCGAAGTTTGGCCGCGTCAATCCGCACGTCAGCACCTCGGTCTTCGATGCCCACCAGAAATCGTGGTCGGGTCAGGCCACCTTTGCCATGGTGCAAACGTTGGCACGCAACCTAGAGCAGATGCCCACGCTGGACATGCTGGTGATCGACGAGGCTCACCACTGCGCGGCGCCCACCTACCGGCAGGTCATCGACTCGGTCCTGGCCAAGAACCCGCATGCGCTGATTTACGGCGTGACTGCTACGCCCAATCGCGGGGATGGCAAGGGCCTGCGTGAGGTGTTCTCCAATGTCGCAGACCAGATCAGGTTGGGCGAGCTGATCCGCTCTGGGCATTTGGTGCCACCACGCACCTTCGTGGTCGATGTCGGAACGCGTGACGCACTCGACGGCGTGCGCAAACTGACCGACGACTACGACATGAATGCCGTGGCGTCGATCATGAACACCACGCCTGTCAATGCGGCGGTGGTCCAGCATTGGCAGGCGCATGCCGCCCGTCGCAAGACCATTGCCTTTGCCGCCACCGTCGATCACGCCTATGCGGTTTGCCATGCATTCATAGCAGCAGGGGTGAAGGCCGCCGTGGTTCATGGCGAGATGACCCCTGCAGAACGTCAGTCCACGCTGAGGTCATATGAATCCGGCGATGTAACGGTGCTGGTCAATGTCGCCGTGCTCACAGAAGGGTACGACTACACGCCCACCTCCTGCATCGTGCTGCTGCGCCCCAGCTCCTACAAGTCCACGTTGATCCAGATGGTCGGACGTGGCCTGCGCGTGGTCGACCCTGCCGAGCACCCCGGCGTCATCAAGACCGATTGCGTGGTGCTGGACTTTGGCACCGCCTCTCTGCGCCATGGCAGTCTGGAGCAGGAAGTCGATCTGGATGGTTTTGCCGGTGATGGCGAGGGGCCGACCAAGCGCTGCCCGCAGTGCGATGCAGAAGTGCCGATGGCCAGTCGCGAGTGTCCGCTCTGTGGCCACAGCTTTGCTAAGGCGATCGAGGAAGCACGTCACCAAATCAGCGATTTTGTGATGACCGAAATCGATCTGCTCAAGCGCTCCAACTTCGCCTGGTGCGACCTTTTCGGCGACGACTGCGCGCTGCTGGCCACCGGTTTCAAAGCCTGGGCGGGTGTCTTCTTCCTGGGTGGGCGTTGGTACGCGGTGGGTGGTGCCGAAAAGTTGTCTCCTCGCTTGCTGGGTGCAGGGGAGCGCACGGTGTGTTTGGCCCAGGCCAATGACTGGCTCAACGACCAGGAAGTTGACGATGCCGCTCACAAGACCCGTCGCTGGTTGCAGGAGTCGCCCACACCTGGGCAACTGCGTTACCTGCCTGCGCCGCTGCGCGCGGATTTCAGCCTGACCCGCTATCAGGTCTCAGCGCTGTTGACCTTCCAGTTCAACAAGGCGGCCATTCAGCGCCTGGTTACCGCAGCCAACGATGCGGTGATGGCCGAGTTTCGGGAGGCTGCGTGAGATGTGCTGTGTGTTCCCGTCAAGCCAAAGGCCTGGGGTATTTCAACCCACGCTTACGGCGTTCCGACCCCCGCCGCTACAACGACCGGTGGGTGTTCTGCTCCATGCGGTGCCAGAACGTCTTCTCCCGACTGATGGAGCGCCTGACCCCGTTTCAGGAGGATGCCGTGATTGATCCCAGCGACATGGAGATCGCCGCCATGCAATCGGCACTGGCTCCCTTGGGTGAGTACGTCACCTCCATCGGCATGGATCGCCCTTTAGCCGACTACGGCAAGGACGAAGTCCTGCGCCTGGTGGAGGTCGTGGTCGACGCCTATCAGGCCCACATGTTGGCCGAGCACGAACGCATGGTCGAGCGCGATCGCACTTTCTTTGAACAACTCGCCAGCCGCAAGGCCACTGCCAGCACGGGTGGCGATCACCACAGGATTCCATTTTGATGATCGACCTGAACCATCAACCCAAATTTCACGAGCAGGTGTCAATGCTGCTGGATGCAGCCTTGCAAGCCGAGCGCAGCCAGCAGGCCCGCCGGCGCTATCTGGGCGCCTCACGCCTCGGTGTGCCCTGCGAGCGCGCCCTGCAATACGAGTACGTCGACGCGCCGGTGGACGACGGTGCCGAGCTGCCGGGTCGCACGCTGCGGACCTTTGAAGTCGGCCATGTCATGGAGGACCTGGCCATTCGCTGGCTGCGCCTGGCTGGCTTCGACCTCTACACCCGCAAGCAGGATGGCGAGCAATTTGGCTTCTCCGTCGCGGGTGGTCGCATCCAGGGGCATGTCGACGGCGTGATCGCCGGCGCCCCTCCCAACCTGGGTTTGTCGTTTCCCATGCTCTGGGAGTGCAAGACCATGAACGACAGGAACTGGCGCGACACCGCCAAAAAGGGCGTGATCGTGACCAAGCCGATCTACGCCGCGCAAATGGCGATCTATCAGGCGTACATGGAGCCGAGCATTCCTGGCATCGCGTCTCAGCCTGCGTTGTTCACCGCCATCAACAAGGACACCCAGGAGCTTTGGTTGGAGCTGGTGCCGTTTGATGCAGCGCTTGCGCAGCGCATGTCTGATCGCGCTGTCAAAGTCATCCAGGCGACCGAGGCTGGTGAATTGCTGCCGCGCGTGGCGTCTGAGCCGAGTTTCTACGAGTGCAAGTACTGCGCCTGGGCGCGTCGGTGTTGGCGCGAGCAGGGTGTGAGCGCATCGGGGGTGCAGTCATGAATGCGCGTCTTCCTCAACCCGTGATCGAGGCATTGACGGTGACCGCCCGTCGCCAGAAACCCTTGATCGGTGCATCCCTGCTGGAGCGTCTGCTACTTCGCCATGTCGCTGTCGTGTGTCCGGAGTCGCGACTGGTCGTGGCTGTCATCAAACAGGCGTTCATTGACCTGTGTTCGCCCTCTAAACATCTGCGCACTGAGGCCAGACGTTTCTTTCGAGACGGACGCCTGGAGCTGTGGTGCGACCAGGTCGGTCTGTCCCCCAACTTCATGCGAGAGATCGCGACCAAGGCTGGCTACTTGAATCCGGCAGACACCGATGAAGGAGGTGTCCATGCTTGATTTCAACGACCAAGAACCCGCAGCTCCATCACCCAGCGGAAATTCCGAGCGGGATGAACTGCGATCGGCCTTGATGGCACGGCTCGAGGGCGTGCTGTTTGCTTTATTTCCGGCGGGCAAGGTGACACACGGCAAATTTGTCGTTGGCGATGTGCTGGGCAGTCCAGGTCGCAGTCTGGAGATCGAGCTGGATGGTGAACGGGCGGGCCTGTGGATCGACCGCGCCACGGGTAATGGTGGCGATGTCTTTGCGCTCATCGCTGCGCACCGCCATTGGGACACGCATCGTGATTTCGCGGCCGTCCTCAGCTTCGCCCGGGAACTGCTCGGCCGAGCGCCCGCCGTGTCACCCGCCAGACGCAAGGCAAGCGCGCCGGTAGATGAATTGGGTCCAGCCACCGCCAAGTGGGACTACCTGGCCGCTGACGGCAGTCTGATTGCCTGCGTGTATCGCTATGAGCCCAGTCCTGGACGTAAGGAATTCCGCCCTTGGGATGCCAAGCGTCGCAAAATGGCGCCGCCCGATCCGAGGCCGTTGTTCAACCAACCTAGCATTGCTCATGCCGACCGGGTGATTCTGGTCGAGGGCGAAAAATGCGCCCAGGCATTGATCGACGCTGGCCATTGTGCGACCACCGCGATGCACGGTGCCAACGCACCGATCGACAAGACAGACTGGTCACCCCTTCATGGCAAGCATGTCCTGATTTGGCCCGACCGCGACAAACCCGGCTGGGAGTACGCGATGAATGCCGCCGAGGCGGTCATGGCAGCAGGTGCCCAGCAATGCGCGGTGTTGATGCCGCCGTCCAATCCTACGGCGCAAGACCCCCAAGGGACTGCGGATGGCTGGGACGCAGCCGACGCCATTGCTGAGGGCTTTGATGTGGAGGCCTTCCTTGCCCACGGTGAGCGCATCCAGTTCCAGCCTTCAACGCCAGACACCACGCAGACAGCGGATCCGACCGAGCAATCGGTGTGGGCCACCGAAGACGCACTGGCGCTGACTTTCTCGGGTCGGTACGCCCAGGACTGGCGCTATGTCGCGTTGTGGGGAAAGTGGGTGTTCTGGACTGGCAAGCGCTGGCAAACCGAGGAGACTCTGGCGGCGCACCACCTGATGCGCCAGATCTGTCGGGAGGCCGCACTCAAGGCTGATTCTCACCGGGTGGCCGCCAAACTCGCCAGCAGTGGCACGGTGGCTGGCTTGGAGCGGCTCGCACGCTCCGATCGGCGTCATGCCGCCACCGCCGACGAGTGGGATGCCGACCCCTGGCTGCTCAACACGCCAGGCGGCGTGGTGAATCTCAAGAATGGCGTGCTGCGCTCCCACGACCGTCTGGACCGACTGACCAAGATCACGACGGCCACCCCCGCGGGTGATTGCCCCACCTGGCGGCAGTTCATCCATGAGGTCACGGGCGGTGATCAGGCACTGCAAGCCTATCTTGCCCGGATGGCAGGGTATGCGCTGACTGGATCCACACGCGAGCACGCGCTGTTCTTCCTGTACGGCACGGGTGCCAACGGCAAATCGGTGTTCGTGAACACCCTGGCCACCATCCTGGGGGACTACGCCACCAACGCGCCCATGGACACGTTCATGGAAACCCGCACAGACAGGCACCCTACCGATATGGCCAGCCTGCGTGGGGCCCGGTTTGTCGCCGCCATCGAAACCGAGCAAGGGCGACGCTGGGCCGAGTCCAAGGTCAAGAGCTTGACCGGTGGCGACAAGATCTCGGCGCGCTTCATGCGCCAGGATTTTTTCGAGTTCATGCCGCAGTTCAAGCTGATCGTGGCAGGCAATCACAAGCCAGCCATCCGCAACATCGACGAAGCGATGAAGCGGCGCCTCCATCTGATCCCGTTCACGATCACTGTCCCACCGGAAAGGCGTGACAAGCACCTGCAGCAAAAGCTGCTGGCTGAACGGGATGGGATCCTGGCTTGGGCGGTTCAAGGCTGTCTGGAGTGGCAGCGTCAGGGCCGGCTCGACCCGCCCCAGCAGGTGCTCGATGCCACCGATGAGTACTTCGAAGAAGAGGACGCAATTGGTGAGTTCCTGGACGAGGACTGCCAGCAATCGCCCGTGGCGCGGGAAGCGATTTCCGCGATCTACCAGCGCTGGCGTGAGCGCGCTGAGCGGCGTGGCGAGTACGTGGGCACCAGCCGCTGGCTCACCCAGCAACTCATCAACCGTGGGTTTGCGCGCACACGCCTGCATGGCGGGGCAAAAGCCCTGTCAGGCCTGTCGCTCAAACCCCGCGAGCCGGGCGCCTACATGCCCTATCGCGACGACTGACCGAATCGACAGACCCCAGTGGGTGACCGAAAGTGACCGGCATATCGTTATCTCTCTACACGTGTACGTGCGCAGGCGCGAGCGGATAACGAGAAACGGGTCACCTTCGGTCACCAGATGCCAAAAACGCATGGAGTGACCAATGAACACAATGACCATCTTCGCCCTCGATCTGGGCACACAAACCGGCTGGGCACTGACCAGCCGTGACGGCAGCATCACCAGTGGCAGCCAATCCTTCAAACCCCAACGCTTCGAAGGCGGCGGCATGCGCTTTCTGCGGTTCAAGCGCTGGCTCACCGACATCAAACAGTGCAACGACGGCATCGACCAAGTCGTCTTCGAAGAGGTCCGCCGCCACGTTGGTGTCGACGCGGCCCATGCCTACGGCGGATTCATGGGACAGCTCACTGCCTGGTGCGAGCATCACCAGATTCCCTACCAGGGCATTCCGGTCGGCACGATCAAGAAGCACGCCACGGGTAAAGGTAACGCCAGCAAGGACGAAATGGTGGCATCTGTCCGTGCGCGTGGACATGCCCCGACCGACGACAACGAGGCTGACGCCATCGCCTTGCTGTACCTGGCCCGTGAGATGGCCACAGAGGTGGTGTGACATGAAAGTGCCCCCGCTGCCCCTTGGGCAATCTGCAGCCCACCACGCCGGATCTGGACGCGGTCAAACGCGAGGGCTGGCGCACCGATCACATCCTGGTGGTCAGCGAGCACGACGAACGGCTCGACTGGGTGGAGAAACAGTTCGTCCGTCGTCTGGGTGAACGCCTCTACGGTGATGGAGGCAAGCGCCATGAC